TGACCAAGAATCAAGTAGATTAGAAATCGTCTCTACTTCTTCATATTTAATTTTTTTAGATTCTGAGGCCATAAGTTTTATGGCCTCGATCGATGGTCTAGCTTTATAGTTATTTACGAAATTATTAATTAATCTAAAAATAACTTTTTCATTATAATCATGGAAATACTCATCTTTTAAGAAGGGTGTAACAGATCTACAATACTCTTCATTATAGACAATATTTTTTAAAATAAGGTGTTCAATTTTCATAACTATAACTATTATAGCTTAATTCCCTTTTTATTACTTTTGTTTTTTTGAATTGAATTCTCATCAGCCACAGTATTAGCAATATTCTGCGCATTTCTAATAGCATAAGTAACGATCTTCTTTACAACGTTCTTAACAATTGCCTCGAAATTCTTTTGATTTGCTATCTTATCATAAGGATTATAGACAACAGAATAGTTAAAGTTTAAATTAGAAGATGTTGATGAATCGAAATTGAAATTTGCAACACTTATGATTATATCTTTATATCTACCATCATCTAATTTAATTAAGATAGTTTCATCATCGATATTATTAGTATCTTGTAAAATACAGAAAGAACATTTAAGGTCAGGTATATTAATAAATGAATCTGCCATATAGACTTTCTTATTATTCATTTTCGTCACCTTCTTCTACTGCCATCTCAGAAAAACGATGGGTTAATTTGTATGTATATTCTATGTAATCCTTGAATGATTCTGATTGTAAAACCTGGTCCCAAAATTCAGGATTATTAGTATCTGCTAATCTATAATTCTTTTCAATACCAGCAACTTGATACCAACCGTTTTTCGGTTTAATAACGTGTCCAGATGCAAGAGCAATATCCATTAGACCTGAATATTTGTTAATTCCTTCATTGAATTTAACTTGGAAAGTTAGTTTGCTCTTTTCTTTTACGAATCTAGACTTTTCGATATTGATCGTAAAGTTATAACCAACCAAATCAGTTCCATCTTTTTCTTGTGATCTAGAAATAATAAACACTTGATTAGCAGAGTACATAACCGATGTTCCACCACCGACTACAGCTTTACTGAACATTTCCATAGTCTGATATGTATGATTAATAGCAAGACAAGGAATATCTTTCATAGTAAGATGTGGGGTGATAATACGCAGGAGCGATCGGATTGATTTTGCTCTTGTCATATCAGCAACAGATTTCTCATCATTCGCATCATCTACCTCTTTCTTTGACGATAGAGATCCGATTGAATCAATCATTGTAAATACTTTATCACCACGTTGTATTTCGGATAATCTCTTGACAATATCAAACTTTAATTGTTCAATATGTTCGATTGGAATATGAATAATTCTTGAAGAATCAATCCCATTCATTTCTAAGTATTCCGGAGTAATACCGAATTCAGAATCATATAATAGAGCTATTGAATCTGGATACTTATCAAAGTATGCTTTCATACAATAGAGACTTAATAGAGTTTTATATGACTTAGATTGACCTGCTATAATCGTCAATCCAGGAACTAATCCCCCATCTATAGATCCAGAAAATGCGATATTTAAAATCGGTAATTCAGTCGGGATGCAATCCTTCATAACGAAGAAAGAAGATTCAGAAAGTATATCTGAATTTTTTACAGACCCAGCTTTCATGAGCTTATCTAACAATTTATTTGTCATATTTTATCCTTTGTTGTTTGTAGTTTGCTGTTTGTAATAGGGTGCGACCCATCAATAGTATTTATTAATCGAAGAAGGAATCGAGCGTTGACTTCTTTTCAAAGTTCCACTTAATTGCATCTAAAATAATAGAAAGTGGTTCAATAAAAGTTTTCTTAAACTGCATATCATAATCAATAAAACTATGTAAATTTAATTCTTTCGGTAAGATAGAAGGAAATGATATGATGTTTTCTTTTATATTATTAGGTTCTTTAAGATAAAGAAATTTAATCTTATCGCCCTCATTAATATTACGATATTCTTTTGATAAATTCATCTTTTCTATATAATGATTATATAGAAGAGAACCTCTTACATGAATCGGGGTTCCTTTCTTGTAAATAATTTCTCTAGATCTATATTCTGCTAAGTTATTAACTCCTCTAGGAAAAGCAATATCTTCTGGTGGTAACTTCATAAATTCTTTCTTAACTTCACTAATAAAAGCAATAAGATCATCTTGACCTTTTGACATGATAATTTTAAGACCTTCTTTAATCTTAGATCTACAGAAAGAAGGAGTTGAAGATTTAACAGCTTCGATTCCCATAATCTTTAATTTTGGTTCTGCATATCGCACACCTTCAGAATCCCAAACATTTAAGATATATCTTTTCTTGGCTGTCCAGATACCACGATCAGCAATCGCCTCTCGTTTCATAATCATTTTCTGAGAATAAGAATTAACATAATCAGCTAATTCTTCATAAGACTTATCGATATACTTGTTAATTTCTTCAGAACAAATCTTATCTAAGAGAATAATAATTTCTTCTTTTGATTTATTCTTGAAGAATGCCTTTACAAGAGGATCGAGATTTAGATAACAAGAATTATGAACTAATATATCATTTGCGAAAAAATTATGTATATCTTCAACTTCGATATCATACACATAATCTTCTTGAATACCCAGATCTTCTATTTCATAATTTCTAGTTTCAACAATTGTCATTAGTAATACCATCCATAAAAGTAATACATCTATCTAATACCATATCCATATTATCGATACAATCAGATTCCCAAACATACACTACAATATAATTTCGCTTTCTGGCTAAATTATATTTCTCTTCATCTTCTAGCCAAATTTGTTTCGCTGTTTTCTTTATATTACCAGGAAAAGATATCAAATCTTCCGGTCTATATATTTTTGGATTGGCGTGAAAATAATCTCCATTATATTCAATGATAACTTTTTTGTCTATATCAACAAAATCATATTTTCTATAAGTTCCTGTAGATATATCCATTATACCAAATTCTTTATTAAATTTAGCATAATATATGCGACATTCTTTACCATTATAATATTTCTCGTAGAGAGCATCAAAAAATTTTTGCGAAGATTTGGAATAACCAGTTACTGAATGATTAGATACATATTCTTCGAATTTAGAAACACCATCTTCTCCAAATCTTTCTATATAATTTTGTAGATTATGACCCTTCTTCTTATTAACTTCTATATATTTCTCTTCTCCTGCTTGTTTTCCATATTTTTCTATGAAATAGTCCAAACTACAACCAGCATGTTTTTGTTTTTCACAATAAGATTTGTATATTTCTTTTCCTTTTATATCTCCATGTCTTCTGACACAATTTTCTTTTGTGACTGCTCTTGACTGGTTGTACTTTTTAAACTGTTCTTCGTTCCAATTATATTTTATTTTTTTATGTTCATATGTGTTTTTTATAGATTGTTTATTTCTATATGAATCATATTTAATTTGACCTAATATATCGCCATGTTTTAATTTGAGGTTATATAACGATACTCCTTTTTTGAGGTTTTTTATCATTAAAAATCTATCAACAAGATTATCACAAAGAACAGTAGCGTTATCTCTTAAATATTCTAAATGTTTAATTATTACATTTGGACTACCCCAAAATATCTTATTGTAACTGATAATTTTTTCAATATCGTTTTCTTGTAAATTAAATTTATGAAATAACGATTTTCTTACTTCTTCTTCAGCAATTTTTCTTGGCATCTGGCACCTCAATTATTATTTATAAAAATCAAAGTGTCTGTATCCATATCAATCATAGAAGGTTTAATTGAGATATATTTCCCATCTCTTTTGACAATTACTGAATGATCTTCAGTAACTATAACACTTTTATCTGAAATAGTAATCTTGTACAGTTTCTTTCTTACCTTATGTTTCATTACATATTTAATTCTTTTTTCTCTCAAAGAACCAAATTGGTCTAACCCATAAGAAGTGTCGTCATTAACTTCTTTTACAAAGGATTCATTCAATGAATCTTCTTTAATTATATTATCTTTAGTTATTGAATTATAATATTCTTCAATAGAAATCTGATTTCCATTAACGTAAATTTTTGTATCACCAACAACACTATCAGTATCAATTGCGATAACATAATCTTTATTATCAGTCTTTAAGATCTTGTTTAGATATTCATTTAATTTACGAGCAATCCAACGAATAGCTAACTGACCAGAAACAGTAATGGATTCTGCAATTTGTTTATTGTAGAATCTGAAATATATGTTGGCAAGAGCACCATACGCACTATTCAAAGCAATCTTCTTGGCCATCTGTAGATTCTTATACTTAGAGATATCATTAATAAGATCTTGGATTGGTTCACCAGATG